ATGGTTGAGACCGACCGCGCGCGTTTGCGCGCGGCGACGGGTGCGGGTTGGGCCCGCGGCGTAGGTGCAGATTGGATCTGCGGAATAAACGCAGAAGCAATCGCAGGGATAAGTGGTCGCACGACTGGCCAAAGGCGAGCAGCGACACTACCAAGAGAGGAGAGGAGCGTACCCAAGGAATTATAACTCGCAGGATAGACATTTGGCATTTCATGCACTAAAGCATAGTAAGCTGCCATAGCCTGCGGGCTAAACTTCATAGGAGTCTTAGCAAACTGACGTGCAGGTGAGTCAAACATGGGGACAAATTCAAGACCGTCATAGGACTTGATCGTTACACTCGCCAAAGGCGAGAGCCCACGAAAAATGATCACACCCTGATTGACATTATCATATGCAGTATCTGAATCATTGCCAATCAGCATCAGCATGCTAGTACTCGGGAAATACAAACCTGAACTCCCACTAGCCATGACTTCAAGCGCACACGGTACTGTCTGATAAGCAGCAGCAGCATCGGCGCCTGAACCACCAGTTGAGACGATCGCATCAACAGCGAAGGGATCGCCATTGAAAACATCGCCGGCATAAAAGGCGGGTTGACTAAATGGTTGTGTCGGACCGCTCAGCCGCAAGGGGATATAAGCCCCCTCACGCGCCGGTGCCGTGTACGACTTCGGATCGAGGAGCAACATAGATGCTTCATCAAGGGGTGTACTTGTCTTGTGCTTCCTAACAACGAGTTGGGGGCCGGCGGGGCCGGGACCATGTAGTGACAACTCAGCAGGGGTCACACGCCGGTCAAATTGACCGGCATAGACCGTGCCTTGGTTGTTGAGCGCAGATGCAGTAAGATAGGCAGTTATGCCTGAATACTGCTTGCGCCACGACCAAGGGCGTGAGAGTGGTAGAGTACGATCGACCGTGTAAACAGCCCGTGAGGGAATTTGCACGAAATTGATCGTCCCGACAGACTCAACCGCCTGAATTAATGCAGTACCTGATTCCAACGGCGCCAAAGCCGCCCCAAAATTGAAACCTGAGTTAGCGGTTGCCCAACGCAACGCTTGCACGTCACCGGGGGGTTTCCAGATACAAAGGTCCCATGTTGGGGTGGCTAGTGCTACCGGCGAACTAACCACGTGTTGAATGCGATACTCGGGCCGAACGGTCGCCACATATGACTCGTCGGGCATCCCCGGTGAGTCTGCGGCGACGGCGGGGTGGGCAGCTTTCACTATCCACGCCACCGCATCACGGTCGATCCCGAGGCTTTCCAACCTCTTGAGAATATCAGTGTGTAAAGGGGTGAGCATGAGTCACGAAGTAGAGGTCAATCTTGTACAGATCTTTCTCGTAGTGGTCGCGGAGATCCAGCGCGAAGAGAGCTTGCGGATGCATTCAGTCATTGCATCAGGAACAAGGCCTGTTTCATGCAGGACAGTTGTGCCAAGAGTTGTCGCACGGTTAGCAGCTTCCCGCATTAGGTTGGTCACTTGACCGGACTGCGACTGGATATAACCAATCGTATTGCCGATATGACCTGAAACCCATGCGAGAGAGCTGCTCCCAGCAACAACAATATCTTGCACATTAGCCCTGCTGTCATCAATAGCCTTCTTGACAACCGCCGCCCCCTTGCTGTGTAGTGTCTGGATAGCGGCTGGTACTGCATCGACAATAATTCGATACGGTTCAGCAACATAACGATCAGCCAATTCGGCGAGATCGATAGCCAAAAGCTTATCGATCACCGGATGGCGAACGATCCCAACACAACCTTGCAAACCAGCAAAGAATTCCTCTAATTGTACTACCTCATCCGTCGTCACATTATATTTAACACAAAATGACGACAGAATCTCCTCCCTGCACACCGCCTCCTGTGCGACATTCCTCAACCAATACTTATCCACAAACGCGCGGACACCGTGGGGCTGTCGGTCATTGGCAGCGAGAAAGCTGTCCATGACTGGGACAAAACCACACAAGCTCCGCATACCCGTCACGATCGCATGGATATAATCATCATGGGCTCGCTTTCCTGGCGGTTTTACAGTCCAAAACAACTTGGTAATAGTTGCTCCGGGCTTGGGCGTGAAGACGAAAGCGCCGTTATCTCTCTGAAAGAAAGTTCCAGAGATAAACGACACATCGAGTGGGCTCACAAACATACGGGCTTCCGGCACAATGCCACATTCTCGTTCTATATCCATTATTTGTTCAGCACTTACAGGTCGTCGATCCAACACAGCCAAAAGGTCATCACCTGCGACAATAATATCGCCAGTTAAACCGAGCTCGAGCATCGCATGGACTGTGATAGCCGCATTAACGATACTGTTGCCTAAGGATGTGTCATTATGACCTGATTTGCATGTTCCATCAATGGTATATTTGAACTTCGCG